TGTTGAACCAGTTAAAGAAACTCCTTTTTTAGATTTTAAATTAAGTGATTTAGATGTTTTTAGAAATAAATTAGTGGATGAAATTAAATTAGTAATAGATAATGAAGGTCCAACGAGCTTGATGTTGGATTATTTACCTTTCATGAGTGATGCTGATTTTATCGCTGAAGCAATAGATAATGATGCGCTAGTTCCAGACGGTTTTGAAGGAAGTTTTTTAGAAAAGATGATTGACGAGTTACAACAAAAGTTTCCTAATGCAACTGATCAAGAAATATTTGATAAATTTGGAGAACTTTTTGAGGGTGCTGCCACAGAGTTTGAAAACATTATACCAAAATCAAAATTAAAATATAAAACAGAGGATTAAAATTATGCCATTTAGTAAATATTCCCCAAAACAGAAAAAACTTGCAGCAGTAGCACCACCTCGTAAAAAAATAACAGGTGCTGATTTAAAAACTTTAGCTAAAAAAAGGAAAAAACGTCGTGCAAAAAAAGCGTAAATTTGCTAAACAACCAAAAACCAAAAAAGGTGTAAATGTAAAGTATGTGCGTGGTGCAAAAAATGAAAAAGCACAAGAGTCCGAAATTAAAAGTACAGCTAAAAAGTACCGTGAAGGCAAACTAACTAAAGCAGACATGGAACGTATAGCTAAAAAAAGGAGTAAAAATGTCAAAAAAAGCTACAAAAAAAAGTACAGCTAAAAAAAAGACTAAAAAAGGTGGTGGTCTAGAAGCAGCAATAGACAAGTATAGTAAGTCGTCTGGTTTTTCTAAAGATAAACTCCGTAAAGTTGCCAAAAGAGGCATGGGTGCTTACTATTCGTCAGGCTCTCGTCCTGGACAAACACCTACAAGTTGGGCAATAGGTAGGGTTAGAAGTTTTGCCACTGGTAAAGGTGGTGCTCGTAAGGCAGACGCAGATTTACTTAAAAAAGGGAAAAAGAAAAAAGCATGAAAAAAGGACTATACGCAAACATACACGCAAAACGTAAAAGAATTAAAGCTGGTAGTGGTGAACGTATGAAAAAACCAGGAGCAAAAGGTGCACCAACAAAAGCTAATTTTAAATCTGCAGCAAAAACTGTTAGGAGAAAACGAGCATGAAAAAAACTGTTCAAGCACCCAAAGGTTTCCACTGGATGAAATCAGGTAAAAACAACTACAAACTTATGAAAGGTGAATACAAACCACATAAAGGTGCAGTTAAAAAGGCAAGTTTTGAAATACAAAAAGTTCACAAAGGTTAAACAAAATGGCTACTTATAAAGGTAAAAAAGTAACTTTAAACAGACCTAGATATATTCGTAAAGGAGAAACAAGTTACGGTAAAAAAAAGTCAGTGGTTTTTGTTAAAGACGGTGAAAGAGTTGTCAGGGTAACTTTTGGCGACCCAAATATGAAAATTAAAAAAAATCAAAAAGGTCGCAGAAGTAACTTTAGAAGTAGACATAATTGTGATAATCCTGGACCAAAAACAAAGGCAAGATATTGGTCTTGTAAAGCATGGTGAAAAAATATGAGTAAAACTAAAATCAAAAAAGTAGCACAAGCAGAAATACGAGCAGCAAAAAAATTTTTAGAACGTAGAAAAATTTCCTCTACAGAAATTAGTCCTAAAAAATTTGCACAACTTGCAAAAAAACTCGACAAAGGTTTTAACGAGGTGTTAGCAATTTTAGCATCAGTACTAACAGGTGGGCAAGTTTAGTGGCTGAACAAAAAAGTAGTATATTCCCTAGTTTTTTACAAGATTTTAAAAAAAAGGTAGTTGAACCTGTTACTGATTTTTTTGATCCTAAGGAAACTAACTTAAAAAACAACCAACCTATACCAATCACAAAAGAACAAATAGAGCAATACAAAAAAGAAAACCAACCTTACTTCAGTACATACACAGAAACCTCTCAAGACAAAGTTAGAAACTTTGTAACAGATGTTTTAAATAAAAGGTTTTCAGTACCTTTTGGCACTGCAGCAACAGCATCACGTTTTATAGTAGGTGACTACAGAGCACCTTTAAGTCAAGGTGGCATAGGTGCTTTAGATTTTACTCCTGCTGGTGTATATTTTACAGGTGAAAGAGCAGTAGGAGAACTAGACGAACTTCAAAAAAGACTAGAGGCAGGTGATCCAACTGCCAGCATGACAGACTCTTTTATGCCTGTTTTAGATGTTGGTCTTTCTGCTGCGGAAGCATTTCCTTTAACTAAAAGTGGTATAAATTTTGTAGCAGGTGTGGTTGAAAAAAATAAAAGTAAACTTTTACCTCGTCAAATGCCTAAAAGTGTAGAAAATTTTTTAAACATGGGAGTGTTTGGTGTTGTGCCTACTGGTGATAATAAAAGTTTTGAGTTAGGTGCTTTAAGTAATTTAACTCCTGATAATTATTTTTTTAGTCCTTTGCAAGAGTCTTCAAAATTTTTAGTCCGTAAAAAAGGTTCAGGTCAAGCATTTTTAAACGAACTAAAAAAAATATCCAATAAACAAGGTTTCCCATTAAAAGACAGTGAAATAAAAGCCACAGGTTTACTAGACTTTTTAAATTCTAAACCTGAATTTACTCAACAGGAAGTTTTAGACTTTATAGGTAAAAATAATTTTGAAATACAAGCCACAGACTTAATTCCTAGTGGAAATCAACCTACTGAAAAACTTGATTTTGATTCTTTTGGAAGTTCAAGTGAGGAGTCTTTAGAAGATGTTCAAGAAATGATTAATCAAAATCCACTTAACATCAATGCACTTCAAAGACTGTTTTTTGATAACGAGAACGGTTTTAATAATTTAGCTACACCATCAACTTTTAAATTTGAATCAATAAATAATTACGCAGATCAAATGCCATTAAAAAACCAACCTACAATTAGTAAAGACTTAAGAATGGTGTATGGTTTAGATCCTGAATTTAACGAATTTTATAAAGACTTTATTAATTATGAGGGTGGTTGGGATGATAATCCTACTGATTTAAGTTATGATGACCGTAGAGCTCGTAATGAAAATTTTTTAGTTGATACTAATTATAAGTATGAAAAGTTTTTTGACGGCATGGCTTTACCTAATTTTAAAAGTGGCCAAGCAGGAGAAATAATTTATCCTTTTAACCGTTATAGGGAAAGTTATGCTAATGGTGAAAATGCTGTTGTCAATACGACAGGTGCTTTTTTTAGATGGTTAGGTAATAACGACAGTTTCGCACCTAAATCCTCAGAAGATATTATTCCTAAAAACATTACAGGGTTAATTTTAAGTGTAGAAAAGTTAAAAAGGTTTTTTCCAGACGAATTTAAAGACTTAGCTAAAGATGGTACTTTTACTGAAAAAGATTATGAAATAATAACAAATTATCATAATTCAAACCTTGACAACTATATGGATTTAAAACGAGTATCAGAAATAAAGTTAGAAAATTTTGCAGACTTCACAAAAACAGGAGAACCAAATCCTCAAGATTTGAACAAAATTAAAACTCTTTTAATAGGTGATATTTATAAACATTTACAAAACAAAGGTACTCCAACTAATGCTGGTAATTTACCATCACGAGGTTTTGCAAACCGTAATACTATTCATTTAAGTCCTTTGGTTTTAAGCAACTCAACCTACTCTGCATTAAAAAACTACATAGTTAAAGCTGACAGCATTGGTATTAAAAGTGATATTTTAAATCAAATAGAATACGATGTAAATAATGAAAAAGGTAATTTTGAAAAAATTTACACCAATAACAAGTCTACTATTGAAACAGATCCTTTGTCTATAAATTATCTTGCTGCTAAACTTGGTCGTGAAAAAGACGATAATTATCCTAAAAATGTTTTTGATAGTCGTCGTAGATTTAACTATGCTAACAATACAGGAGATGCTGAGTTATTTAATGAAATTTATAAAATTAATTATTTTGAAAAATTTGGCGCAGATAAATTTAAAAAAGTTTTCCCAAGATACATAAACGATGAATCTTTTATGTATGAAAATTTAACAGATATTAATTTGTCTAAAAATAGAGCCAGTGATGATTTGAATAATTTAATTTTACTAAATGGTGGAGATGAGGAAGTTTTTAATAAAACAATAGACCAGTACCAAGAACTTTTAAAATTAAGGGCTAACGCATTACAAAATTATCAAAAAGACGTTAAAAACATGAGTGATAGAGTTAACCCTAAAGATTTAACTCCTAACGACTACCAACTTTTAACAGACGGAGCAATACAAAGATCTATTAAAGACAATCAGGGTAACACTCACAATTTTATTACTAGAGGTAAATGGGATGAAAATAATGCTAGTCCTAAAATTTTATGGGACAAAGGTAAAGGTGGTAAAGAGGGTTATGTAGATATAACTAATATTGAAGAACTTAAAGGTTATCTTGGTGAGGACAGAGTGCCACCAAACTGGATTATGGCAGATGGTGTTCGTAGTGCTTTTAAAAAATCTTCAGACAACGAATCTTCATTACAAATTGTAAACGGTTTAAAAAGTTTAGGTTTAATTGGCGACGAAAGAGCTAAAAAATTAAAAGTTGGTAATGTACCAGCAAAATACATAACTTACCAAAGTGTTGGTGGTGGTAATAAAAGGGAGTTTGTTTTAGATAGTAAAAAACTTTACGAAGTTGCAACCCCACTTACATGGAACTCAGCAAACAAACACATTTTAGAATCGTCTGTTGACAACGAACAACAGTTGTTCATGGCTAAACCTGCAGTAGCAAATTTTTTTAAAAAAGCTGACAGTATAATACAACGTAGAAATCACTACAGAACAGCAGACACTTATTTTAAAAAAGGTATGCCGTTTGGTAATTTACTTTTGTCTGATCGTGGAGTTGTAGATGCTAGAGAGTTAGGTAATTTTTACGACAAAGATTATTCAAACCCAGACGAGTATGCTGATAGTTTTTTTAATATTAAAAATGAAGATTATGATAAAGTTTTATATGTAGACGAACTCCAATCAGACGTTCCTGTAATTATTAGCGAAATAGAAAAACAAGCAGAAGATTTTATAAAAAAAGTATTTGAAGATCCTAATGATCCTGGAGCAAATTATATTAAAAAATATGTTAACGATTTAAAAAATGCTTTTCCGTATGAAAAAGACTATCATGAAATACTTTTAAAAAACGCAATAATGAAAGCTATAAATGAGGGTTATGATTATGTTGCTGTTCCTAGGGCTAGTATGTTAATGGATAAATGGGGTGACGATTATCAAATTTTTTATAAAAATTTATACAATCAAAAAATACCTAAGTTTTTAGAAAAAGTTTCTAAAAAGTATGATGGTGAAACAGGGCAATTTGGAATATCTGGTTTATATAGAAAAACCTATACGGAGCAAGATGAAGATGGTGATGTTTTTTACAATGATGGTCTGACAGGAATGAAACCTTTTAATTTGCATGCTTGGAATGAAGCAGATGGGTATTTTAATAGAGAAAGTTATGAAAGACCGTTCAGTCTTAAAGAACAAACTGAAAATCATTTAAATGACGTTGCCCCAACAAAGATGGTTTTTGATAATGAAAACTTTAAAAATTTAACAGTTGAACAAATGGCAGACTTACCAGACATGGATCAAATGTTTTTTAATGTCAGTGATCGGGAAACACATAGTGTAAGTGGTGATGGTGATGTAACAGATTTTGCTTTTATAAAATATGATAAAAAAAATAATCCTAACGGTATTATACCTTTTGTAAATTATATAAAAATTACTCCAGAGATGAAGAAAAAATTTGGTCAACAACCAACAATCGGAGCACTAGGAGGTATAAAGTAAAATTATGGGTGCTTTTTCTAAAGTTATTGTACCAAAATTAGGCAACTTTTTACAAAGTATAAAAAATAAAGCTGAATTGCCCAAAGAAGAGCAAAAAACAGTAGAAACAAGATTAAATAAGTTTATTGAAGAGAATCCAGAACTTTTAAACATTTACGACCGTCAACAAATTTACGACGCATTTGTACCTTATTTAAATCCTGAAACAAAAAAACTACAACCTAGTCAAGTAGGTGTTATGGCTCCAAGAGACTTTGGTAAAGCAGCATCGCCTTTGCCTTTTCCTGACAAGTCTAAAATAGAGACAATACAAAATTTAATTGACCAAGAAACTCCAATATCTTATACACCTTTTTTAAATTATGAAGTTGTAGAAACTCCAGATGGTCCAAAAGTTATGATAACAGGTCATCAAGGTCGTCATAGAAACTTAGTTTTAGGTAGTAAAAATTATCCTTACGGAGTTTTAAAATTTAACCCTAACCCAAAATATGTAGACCCAATAGATCAACAAGGTGCTTTATACTCTATGCAAACTAATCAACCTGATTTAAAAACTTTACCACCTGATACTCCTGTTTATAGCCAACCAGGATTTAAATTAAAACAGGACTTTGACTTTGAAGAGGGTGCAACTTTTAAGGATATTGGTACAGGAACTCCTGAAAACATAGGCAGTTTAAGTTCTTTAGTTAAACTTTACGGTGCTCCTGTTGCTACTGTTACTGGTTTAAGTGTTGGTAGTCCTGAACAAGCTACTGCCTCAAACTTTACAGGACAGTATACTGAGTCTGGCAGACCTGTTTATTTTTTAGCTCCAATCGGTTATTATAGTGAAATAACTAGGACAATACCACTAACAAGAACCAAAGACGGTAAACCTGCAAAAAACACTAAATGGGTTAATGTGCCGTCTGTTTTTGAGGGTGGTAGAATTGAAGAAAGTGAAAAAAAGTTATCTGAATTTTATGAACAAAACGGTTATGTGGATCCAATTACAGGAGAAAATTTAGAGATTTTTGACAGTGAATCAGATGCTATTAGTTTTGCTAAAAGTAGAAGTGATAGCTTGATGAAAGAGGACGACGATGAATAGGACTAATTTTTCGTCGTTAATTAGTAAACAAAGTAAAAAAAGGAGAAGCAAAATGAAACATGGTAATAAAAAAAAGATGCCTGCTAAAAAAAAGAAAATGACTAAGAAAAAGTATGGAAAAAAATACTGATAACAATAGTCAAAATGTTGTAGAAGTACAAGTTCAAGGAGTTTCAATTTCAGGAAAGGTTAAGTTAAACAATGACACTAACAGAAATAATGAGGTTACTCAAAAAGAAACTTCAGGAGCAAAAAACAGCACTAGCAAGTGACATGGTAGAAGGTCGTATGACTGACTATAATGGCTACACTAGGAACGTTGGTATAGCAGAAGGTCTACAAAGGTCTTGTGATAGTATTGACGAATTTATTAAACAATTAAATGAAGAGGATGAATAACATGTCTCATCAACATGAAAACACTTTACCAGTACCATTGGGCTGGAAAGTTTTAATTAAACCCAATGAACCAAAACAAAAAACTCAAGGTGGCATAGTAATACCAAGCAAAGCCCAAGATGCAGAAGAATACTTAACTGCTCATGGGGAAGTTTTAGCTATGGGTGAGTTGGCATATAGAGACAGAGAAACAGGTGATAAGTGGAAGTCTCGCAACTGGCCAAAGGTAGGTGATTTTATTACATATGGTAAATATGCTGGTCAAAAACTCATTGTAAACGGTAAAAAATATTTGCTGTTGAACGATGACGAAGTTACAGCAATTTTACCTGACGGTGTTAAAATTACTTCTTATTTAGATTAAAACTAAAAAAAGGGAATTATTATGGAAAGCGAAAATAAAGCTCAAGACGAAATCAAAAAAGTAGAACAGCAAATTCAAGATACAATTAAAAAGTCTGCTGAAAGTGATTTTGAAATAGAGGTTACTGATGAAAAAACTCAGGAACAGGAAACTAAACCTAAAGCTGAACAGCCTGAAAAAAAAGAGTCTGAAGAAGAGTATAGTGCTAAGGTTCAAAAAAGAATCAACAAGCTAATATCTCAAAGACGAGACGCTGAACAGGAAACTGAAAAACTTCAGCAACAGTACAACCAACTCCAAACACGTTTAGAACGTTTAGAAAAAGGCTCTCAAACAAGAGTAGAAAACGAATTTAATAAACGTTACACAGAAACTAAACAAGCACTAGCAAAAGCTGTTGAAGAGGGTGATACTCAAGCACAAGTTGATTTTTCAGAACAGCTAGCAGACATGCGTGCCACTATGAGAGTTAATGAAATGCAACGTAGGCAACAAAAAATCCAAGCACAAAACTCACCAACAGTTGGGCATGCTGAAGCAGCATCTGTACCTCCTCCACAAAAAGCAATGGACTGGTGGCAGAAAAACAGATGGTTTAATGCGCAAGGTTTTGAAAAAGAAACTGCTGCTGCAAGGGCTATTGACGTGCAATTGGACGTGGAAGGGTATGATAAAAATTCGGAAGAATACTACGACAACTTAAATAGTCGTTTACGAAAACTCTTTCCCGAGTTAATATTACCTAATAAAGCACCAGAAAGAACTAAAAACAGGTCGCCAGTGGCACCAACTGCAAGTACAAGTTCTACAAGTGCTTATAATGGTAACAGAGTTCGTTTAACAACAGACCAATTAAGAATGGCACGAGAATTAGGTATAACAGATGAGAAAAGTCTTAAAAAATATGAATCTGAAATACGCAACCAACAAAATAATGGGAGAAAATAATCATGGCTAAAAGGAATGTTAGAGCAAACGAATCTAGACAGAATTTACGAGTAGAAGAGGCTCGGCAGGAAACTGCATGGAAACCACCCTCTTTATTGGACGCACCAGCACCACGTGATGGTATGATCCAAAGGTGGATTGCTACCTCGATTCAGGGGAAAGAAACTCCAGACAACGTATATAAACGTATGCGTGCAGGCTGGAATCCACGTTCTGCAGATAGTGTGAAAGATAAGAGATACCCAACTATCAATCACGGACAGTGGGCAGGTTGTATTGGTGTTGAAGGGATGTTGTTATGTGAGATGCCTGTAGAAAAGCATAATGCTATGAAAAACTACTATAAAGGCAGAAACGCAGAGCAAAACCAATCAATAGCAAGTGACTTGGACGCTTTAGGCAATCGTTCGGGATTACCTATATCACAGGACAGACAATCAACAATGAGTCGTGGTCGGACAGGTTTACCGATTATGGATGATTAATTTTTTTTAATAGGAGTATTTTACAATGGCAAACGTAGATGCAGCTTTTGGGTTTGTACCTATTAGAACCATGGGTGGCAATGCAGCTAGAGCAAACAAATATACTATTGCTTCAGGTTTAGCAGAAAATATTTTCACTGGAGATTTATGTATTATAGATGCAAATGGTCAAGTAACACCACACACAGCAACTGAAGTTAACAACATAGGTGTTTTTGCTGGTGTTTCTTACACTGCTTCAGATGGTTCTTATGTTTACAGTCAATATTGGCCATCAGGTACAACAGCAACAGATATTGTTGCTTACATTTATGACGATCCTTACACAGTATACAAAGTACAGTCTGCTGGTTCTCCAGCACAAACCAATATTGGTAACTGTGCAGATGTTGTAGCAGGATCAGGTTCAACAACAACAGGGCAATCAGGTTTTGAAATTTCTGGCACAATGGCTGCTGGAACAGCAACATGTAAAATTTTAGCTTTGCATGATGCACCTGATAATGATTTTGGTGCTAATGCTGTCATGGAAGTGCTTGTTAATGAGCATCTTTTAAAAGACAGTGCAGGTATTTAATAAATAAGGAGTTTAGATTATGGCAATGAATAGAGCACAATTTGCAAAAATGTTAGAGCCAGGACTAAACACTTTGTTTGGTCTTGAGTACGATTCGTATCCTCCAGAATATGCAGCTGTTTTTGAAGCAAACACTTCAAACAGAGCATTTGAAGAGGATGTTTTACTAGAGGGATTTGGCACTGCACCAGTGAAAAATGAGGGTGCTGCTATTTCTTATGACTCTGGTAGCCAACAGTGGACTGCTCGTTATCAGCACGAAACTATTGCTTTAGCTTTTAGTATTACTGAAGAGGCAGAAGAAGATGGACAGTATGGTTCAATTGCTTCTAGGTATACAAAAGCATTAGCAAGATCCATGGCATCAACAAAAGAAATTAAAGCAGCAAATGTTTTAAACAATGCAACTTCTGCTGGTTATGAAGGTGGTGACGGTGTAGTTTTACTTAGCACAGCCCACCCAACTAGAAGTGGCAATCAAAGTAACACACTTGCAACTGCTGCTGACCTTTCTGAAACATCTTTAGAATCTATTTTAATTCAAATAGCCGACATGAAAGATGATAGAGGTTTAAGAGTTGCAGCACAAGGTACAATGTTAATTATACCAACTGCTTACACTTTTGTTGCAGAAAGACTTTTAGAGTCACAACTTAGAACAGGAACAGCAGACAACGACATTAATGCTATTAGGTCTGGTGGTTATTTACCACAAGGTTATCACGTTATGCGTAGACTAACAGACTCAGATGCATTTTTTGTTAAAACTGATGTGCCTGATGGCTTAAAGCACTTCCAACGTTCACCTTTGAAAAAAGGTATGGAGGGAGACTTTGAAACTGGAAACGTTCGATACAAAGTAAGAGAAAGATTTTCTTTCGGATTTACTGACTGGAGAGGTGTTTTTGGTTCAGAGGGTGCTGCATAAGCATAAATATAAACACGGAGAGAGGGTAATACTCCCTCTCTTCTTTCACCTTGACAGCGAAAGCTGACAATAGACAAAGACAAGGAGAAATAAATGTCTAATTCTACTTTTTCAGGTCCAGTCAGATCTAAAGATGGGTTTGATTCGATTAAAACAAATTCTGTTGGCACAGTAACAAGCACAATGTCAATGGAAACTTATGTGGCAACTATTACAGTTGCTAATGGTGCGACTACAGGTAAAGAATCTTCAATAGGTATTCCGTCTAACTTTATTCCTATGGGTGTAACTGTTGCAGTTACAACTGCTGCTGCTAATGCAGTTAACTTAGTCGATATTGGCACTGATGCTGATACTGATGGGTTTGTTGATGGTATTACAGCTGCAGTTAATAGTACAGGATTTAAAGGTTTTTTCCCATGTAATGGTGTTTTAGGTATGTCAGGTGGTGCAACTACTGCTGCTACAGAAACAGCAGACGAAGTTGAAGTTGTTCTTTCTGGAGATCCTGGTGGGGACACAGTAGTTGTTCTGAAGTTTTTTGGATTGTCAAGCACTTCTGACGCATCGTAATAGGGGATAATTATGGCAATGTCTGATGTAATTGCTGTTACTAGAACTGCTGATGGAGCATTTGTTAGTGGAAGAGCCAGAGTAAAACAGTTAGTAGTACATACTTCTAGTTCTGGTTCTCCTGCAGTAGTTTTGAAAGACGGTGGGTCTAGTGGCACAACAAAACTTTCTTTAACTTACACAACAGGTGATGTACATTCTTTGAATATTCCTGAAAATGGGATATTGTTTGAAACAGATGTATATTTAGATTTAACTGCTTGTGATAGTGTAACTCTTTTTTATGCTTAGTTAAATTTTCAGAATAACTCTTTAACCTAGGAGTAAATATATATATGGCAACATCAGGTACAGTTGCATTTAGACCAAATGTTGAAGAAATAATTGCTGAAGCATATGAACGTTGTGGTATAGATTCTCAAACAAGAACAGGATATCATGCAGTTTCTGCAAGACGTAGTTTAAATATGCTTTTTTCAGAGTGGTCTAACAGAGGTATAAATTATTGGACAGTACAAAACAACACTTTAACTCTTGCTAGTGGCACAACAACTTACACTTTACCAGCAGGAACTATTGATTTAATAGATGTTGTAGTAAGGGAAACTGTTGGCAGTACAACAACTGACACTCCTGTAGAAAGAATTAGTATGGCTGACTATAATCAGTTGCCTAATAAAAGTTCTTCAGGTAAACCAACACAGTACATGTTAGATAAACAATACACTCCAATAGTTTATGTTTGGCAAGTTCCAGACAATAACTCTTATAGTTTTGTTTATTGGTCAATAAATCAACTAGAAGACATAACTGAATCTAATCAAGAGGCAGATGTTCCTTACAGATGGTCAGATTGTATATGTGCAGGTTTGGCTAGCAAGTTAGCATTAAAGTTTAATCCTGAAAAGTTTGAAGTTTTAAATTCAATGTACGAAAGGGCTTTTGATTTTGCTGCATCTGCTGACAATGACGGAGTTTCTTTAAGAGTTAGACCAACAGGACTTAATTTATCTTAAGATGGCTATAAAAAGGGCAAAAGGGAAAAAGTCTTATGCAATAAGTGATATTTCAGGTTTTAAAGTTCCTTATAAATCTTTAAAAACAAACTGGAAAGGTCAAAGGGTAGAGCCAGAAGACTACGACCCAAAGCATCCACAACTTACTCCTCCTAAAAATGTAATAGATGCTGTTGCTCTTTTTCAGCCAAGACCAGACAACGATCCAGAAAATGTTGAATTTCATGTTGGTTATAATTATGGAGATATATTTTTAGATCCTAAAGACAGACCTAGAACCATAGGTATGCGTGGAGTTGGAGTTGTAGAGTTTACAGAAGTTGAATTTTTTACATCTGGTGAAGTAACAGGAGTAAATGGTACTAGTGC